TAAGAACTCTAACCCAAAACGCTTTATTAAACATAATTAACCTTTCTTCTTAGCTTTAATTTTACTTGCGGGCTTCGCCTTTGATAGCGGCACGCTACTGCGAACCCCTTTTAAACTTTTGTCGCTTGCGTGACGAGTGTAATAAGTCATTATTTTCCCTTTGCCAATGACATTCGGGCCTTATTAAAGGCTGCCTTGTTCTTGGCGAGATTAAATTTCTTCTTTCCTTTTCCCTTTACCATTTTCTTTTTTCCCTTTACTATTGTCCCTGGTTTGACTGCTCCAGGTAGCTGTTGAGTAGTTGGCATAAATTATTTCTTCTTAATTGTTTCGAACATTTGCTTACCCTTTGCTAAAAGCTGTTCAAGAACATCGACCCTGCTCTTATAATATATAATCTGTTGTTGGTCTGGGGCGACAGCCATATTCTTAAGCGCAATCTTTACCGAATTTTCTAAATACATTCGATAGCCCTTGTCGGCATACGCCTTCATTAATCCAGACTTCATTTCCTCTTTAACTTCTATCGGCCTTAAATCTTCTATTGGGTAAAGGTCAAACAAAGCTTCAAGTCTGGCGTTCATAAGTTTTGAGAATTCTTCATCGGTCATTTGAGTCCAAAGACTTTCTTCCGCATACGTTCAAATTTAACGTTTTGCTTCTTAGTTAATACCCGCTCTCCTTTGTGAAGCTTGGCCGGACCGGTTTTCTTTACCTTCCCACCCCTCTTATATCCCTTTCTATTCCCTGGAGGGGGAACAAACAAAGATTTCCCTCCTTTATAATTTGGATTAAAGGGATGGGTAGTGCTTTGTGCGTAAGTTGATGCTTTTTGAAGTTGTGATTGTGATAGTTTCATAAATTTACATTCCCATTAGTGCGAGCCCGCCTGGGGCTTGCTTTACTTGTGGTTTAACCGGCCCTGCTTGCATTTTAGATTGTTGCGGCTTTTGCGGCTGATTGCCTTGGGCAATTTGCCCTGCATTACCCTGTCCTGGTTGCGGCTGGCCACCGCTTGCCATTCCCATCTGCTGCTGCTGTTGGGATTGAGTCTGCGTAGCTCCGAGTTCAAAAGTGTCCGGAGGTATTTCATAAGCTTCGTTGACCCATTCGATGAGAGCTTTAGCATTAACAGGGACGAGCTGGGCAAGAGAAAGTCTCCATTGGGCGTAATCTTGGCGCATTGCTTGGTCGAGAGTTTGGTTGCGTTCATAAGATGAATTTTTAACAATTTGGACTTGATTGTTATAATCGTTAAACATCGAAACGGGAACCGCTATCGCTTCGGTCGGAGTGCCGGACAGTTCGCCCATTTCTTCCAAGACGGAAAGGTCGTCAGCAATCTTTTTCCGGCGGTCATTATTTTTAATCATCGAACCATCTACCAACTTTATAATCTTTGTGCCCGAACGGCCATCTCTTAAATCGGTATCATTTAATTTAATATCCCGATAAATCATTGCATCTATTTCTTTGCCTTTTTTTCCGGTAGTTTGCTCAATTCGGGGAATGGAATAAAACTGCAAAATGTGATTAAGCCGAAGTTCGGTGCGGTCCCTTTCCCCATCTTCCAAAAAGTTCATATTAAACGTAAGCTTTTGCATCAAATCCTGCTGTTGGAGTAAAAGCTGCTTGGCAGTAAGCTTGCCGCCCTTAGGAGAGTAGGCATTTCCGCCGGCGACCATACCGGAATTCTGCTGGGCCTGGGTCATTATGGTTTGGAACATTTGTTCCTCGCCTGGGGATACTCCAGGTAGGGTATCAAATTTCCACTTAGTAATATCTCCAACTTTGCGAATTTTATTCGGAGCTAAGGTGTCATCCTCAATCAAATCATCAAGGTCGGAGGACAACCCGTAAGGGAGCAAAGACCCATAGGTCTTGTCCAGCATCATATTGATTAGGGTATTTTGGACATCCTGTTCACCCATTATCTTTTGCGGTGCGCCGGCTCCCCAGAAGAATGGAAGCTCGTAAGGCTCAAAAATATATTTAGCAAAAGGATATTTACCATCTTTAAATGGGATAGGACCCTCATACATCACCACCCCGTTAATCGTAATGATGTTATGGTTGTCTTTCCGACAGTAGTAGCGCAAAATTTCCACTTGATTTGCGGCGAGTTCAGTATAGAGCTTATTACGGTAGAAAGTTGTGGGTTCTTGCGTAAGCGCATAAGCTCCTGGCTTGATGTATTGCCAGTTTTTGTAATGGGAGAACTCACCAAACGCTTCATCGTAGGTCGTGATTTTTTTCCAAATAATGTAGGGTTGCTTTTGGACATCCGGTTCGTAGGGGTTTCCAATGTAGAAGTCTTCAAGCGGGACCACTTGCTGGAAACAATCGTCATAAATTGTCCTTTCTTCTTCTTCGTATTCTACGGACCCGTCCACCGCATTAAAGCCAACAACGTTTTTAAATTTTTGGGTATTTTTCATATACCCTTCGTAAACTATTCCCGTTCCTTTAACGGTGGTCTCCAAAGCAATGTCTAAAAGTCTCGCCGGTCCATTCTCCTGCTGGAGACTGTAAGTATTTAAATCGGAGAAAACTTCGGCCAAATGTTTGTTAATAATTCCCGTTTTTTTATTAACGGCGATTATCTTTGGCTCCGGCAAAGTCATTGCGACTTTAGCGAGATAAGAAATAATAGCGTTGCGAGTAAAATTAAGGAAAATGTTACTCGTGGGATTACCGGAAACCAAATCCACTGGTGGTATGTAACCATTCCAACGCATAGTCCAATCATCAATAGCATCAAAAAGAGTCCGATTATTAAATTGATTATACGACCGCTGGATGATGATTCTTGCATCAGTAAGTTTTTTTAATACTTTAATTTGCGCCAGTCGATGCTTCTCGATTGGAACATAGGGAGGATAATATCCTTGAGTATCTTCGGCCAGAGGGTCGGACTTTATCTTGCTTGTAGATTTTTGCGCTGGATTTTTAGGCATAAATTAAAAGGTCCCGTTATCGGGACCCTTTAGGTGGTCGGAGACGATGGAAATAGCGACAAATCATCGTCTTCGGCCCACTAAAGGAGCCCGATTTCGCTATTTACTTTCAAGTTTTCAAATTACAAATTCTCCGTAATAAGCTTCTCCTACGCATCCTAACTCGTTAATGTTTTCAACTTTTCCTTTTCCCCCAAGCCATTCGTCGAGTTGCGGCCACAATAACTTATGCGGGTGCATTGCGTTGGTCTCGTGGCCTATCCATTCGAACATCCGAATAAGTTTTCCCACTCGCTTTGCGTTATCAATAATCTTTTGCGGATTGTCAACGTGTTGAAGGACGTTATAAATCCAGACTTCATCAAACTTCTTATCAAAATCTTGCGGGATGTCTTCGCCTTTTTCTCTTGAGTATTTAATTCCACATTCTTCATAACGTTGCTTCACCCATTCCGGATAATCGCAGGGGTCAATGGCTACTCGAAGATTTGCTTTAGTCTTAAGGAGCATTGACACAGGCCCGCAGCCTATATCCAGTATGTTTAAGCCAGTTTTATCGATGCAAAAAGGTGAGTTACCGTCGTCGTAAACTTTCAGTCCCATCTTTTTGGCGTAGACGGTTTGCTTTTGTTCCTCACCAAAAGTATTGGCGCAACTCGCCCACCATTCTTTCTCTAATTTTTGCGCTTCATCCCAATTACTCATTCGTTTGTATGGCGGTTTCTTAAGTATTGACTTCCGGAAAAATAAGTTGTTTTCTCTTTTTGCTTCTGACTGTCAAACATCTTTAGCAGTCGGCGGTCTTCTGCACTTTTAAAAGGAATCGGTTTAACGGGAAGGTCCCAGCAAGCAAGGGCAAGGCTCATCACTCGGTCATCGTGGACTCCGCTTGGGGCGACGATTTTAACTTTTCCATTCTCTCCCAACTCATATTGGAAACTTCTTAACTCATCAAGTAAGGCAGGGTCATTTGGTATCTTTATTATCTCCTGTTCCAGTAAAACTTGCAAGTTTACAAGAAGGTTTCTTCGGCTTGTTTCGGTAAACTGATACCCCCTAACCGGTAATTTGGAGGTTGTGAGGTCGTCGTAGACCGGTTCGCCTACTCCGGTGGTGTCGAGCGTGATTTCCGCTTTGTTGTATTTGTAGTGCTGGGATTCAATCCGTGCTTTTTGTAATGTGTAATCAATGCGATTAAAAACTTCCTGGGGTCCGACCTTAAAAGTAGTAAGGTCGATAGGGGTAATAACGGTAAAGTCCTGATACTTGGCAAGGTCGACACCCAATCTAAATACTTTACCTGGCTCAATGTTAAACCTTTTACTGTGGTCGGGTTCGTATTTGTCTTCATAAATGCAGGGTTCAAGATGTCTAAAGAAAGTGCCGGCACCGTCGATAAACTTTAAGTAGTATTCCTGTAAGAAAAGGTCTTCCGGCATCTGCATCTTTTCTTCCTCTATCGCTTCCGGCGGAATAGCGTGGGTATCGTCAACAGTCAGGAGCTGGTAGAACCAGCTCTCATTCTCCTTAGCCTGTTGGAGAATCTTCCAGCCGTGGTTCATTCCTCTGGGAGTGAAGTCAAAGATTGCAAATCCCCCGTTCTCGGCCAAGATAGGGCGTATATAATCCCAGGCGATGGCTTTACATATGGGATATTCACTGAATATCACGCCTACTGGGTTGGTTCCGACGATGTTATCGATATTCTCGCACCCAATGACCTGGAGGGCACTTCCATTCTTTAACTCTATCCGCATCTCGGTTTCGTTCCTGCTCTTAATCAAAACTTCCGGAATTCTGCTCATAATCTTCACACCATCCCTATCGATACCGTCCCAGAGGGCTTTTTTACCCTGGCTGTAAGTTGGAAAGATGTAGAAGTACGTTCCAACTCTCTCTAGCATCTTGGGGACTACTACTCCCGCTAAGATGGTCAGGTCTTTTCCGGACCGCCGATGCCAAACAATGACTGCACGTTTGAAGCCTATCTGCATAGCCCTTAGCAAAGGAATCTGATACGGGCGGGGCGTAAACTGATAAGGGATAGTTATATTGGTCTTTGGCATAATCGTTCATATGGGGGCGATTTTATAGGGTGTGGGGGTCTATTATTTTCTGGCGGATATAGCGAATTCTGATTTGTAGGGTGTGGGGGGAGCGGGGTGAGCGTAACGGTCTAAAGCTATAGCAAGAGGCGTGCCCTATGCTATGGGGGGATATCCGCATAAATAAGCCAAGTAGCTTAATTAAGCCAAGTCTGCTACTTGCCCGCCGTCCACTTGCTTAATATCTATAACAGGCTTGCTAGCGTCTGTAATGGGTTGAGCGTCTGCATAATTGACTATGTTAACCGTTACATCGCCGAGCGGTATATCGTCTGTCTGAATCAAGTTTCTGATGCGTAGAGCAGTTTCAAGATATTGATGCCTTGCGTAGTAGTCGGGGTCTGTAAACTGTGAGCCGTCTTTGAATCGGGTTACCTTGTCAGCGTCCAGTCCTTTGGTTGCCACTTCCAACAATTTGCGGTCTGGTAAATACTTGCGGGCAAGGTCTATAAAGAGTGGCGATTTTGTTAGCCGTTGCGGTTGCCGAGAAGTGCTAGCAGAATATCCGGCTTCCCGCATAGCTTGAGCTGTAGATTTGCTAACATCTGCCGATAACAGTGCAAACACTTTTTGCTGTTTACGAGTTGGATTTGCTCCCGCCATAAAATACTGATAATTTTTTTTAAAAGATTGCTACTGATAAAACTATTAGAATGTTATTAGCTATGACAATTATAATTGCATTGGCTTGTTTATCGGGGTTTTTGCGGGTGCTTAAATCCGCTGTTTACCGCTTATTCTTGCGAAATGAAATGTTTTGCCGTTTACTTTAGCCAATAACGTCATTATTGCTATTGCATTATACGAATATACGTGCTATACTTTGGTTATATTTGATGAGTATTGATAAGGAGTAAAAACCGAATTATAACAGGCGGTTAAATTTACTCCTTGCCAATAATCATTAAACTTAAAAAAATGGAAATTGATAATGTGTTTTCAGCCAATAAGCGAGGGGTTTATTTGCCTATTAGCGGTGAGGTTTCCGCCTGGCTTGCTTTGGCGAATTGGTTGACAGTTGAGCAATTAGGGAAATTAAGCGAATAGTTTGTTGGGGTTTGTCCCGCCTTGCGGGACTTACTTTAGTAAATTAAATGGCGGTTTAAAGGTCAACGCCGAATAGTGCTATAAGTATTATATCATTAAATTAAAAAATATGCCGAGAATTGAATTAGTTAAAACTACTTTGGTTCATAAAGGGTTTAAATCCTTTGTTAAAATTAAAGTAGCGAGCGAAATTGAGGAATACTTCCGTAAAGCGTCCGAGGGTCTGAATCCCACTACCAATACCATTGAGCCGTTGACTGAAATTAGCCAGTCGTGGCTTGATGAGAATGGGCAAGGTTTAACTTTTTATCGTAAAGTTAAAAACTTGTCGGGCTTAGTTAGTAATAGTGGCCAAAGTGTCAATGTATCTGATAACTTTGGTTCAAGCTTAATGGGTAATGGGTTAAATGTAGCCTTTTTGCGAATTGTGGGAGTTTCCGAGGGTGACGGCGTTATGGTGGAAACCACCGATTTGCTTAATGGCGATAGTATGAGGCGGTTTTTAAAGGACTTGAGGTCTTGGATAAAAGGATTTTACGAGAGCGAATTGATGAATAATGAAGTTGAGGGTGCTTTGTTTGTTGACTTGCCGTAATTGTCGGCCATTGGGCGGAATCCCCATTCTGCCCTTTGGTTGATAATTATATATTAAACATATGAAATCTAAATTTATACCATATGACGTTAGCGGGTTTACTTTTGGCTTTGAGGTTGAGGGGGTTTTTAACCATAACCTTGAGGATTTGCTAGTGTCGGGCGGTCATTTTAAACAGGACGGTTCTGTTCGTGTCAATGACGGCGAGAATCCCATTGATGATGATAGCAGGCAAACTTGCGATAATAATAGCAGTTATTTAGCGGACGAGTATGCCAGCCCTATTTTTAAAAACCTTGATAAAGCCATTGAGCAATTAGGGCTTTTTACCGCTCCGAATTATTATAGTAACAAAACTTGCGGGATTCACTTCCATATCGGATATAAAACTAAAAATGCTTTGTTTAATAAGTTTATGGACGAGCCGATTTTAAATCAGCTACAAAAGCAATTTTTGCCGTTGATGTGTAATTGTGTCAAAGAGCGTATATCGGGCGAGGGTCATCACTGGTGCAATTTGCACGAGGATTTTTATAAGGGCTTTGCTACAACGGATAAGTATAAGGCGGTTCACTTTCACACTGGTTACAAGACCATTGAATTGAGGTTGTTTGCTCCTTGTAAGCACTTGATGAATAATTTACGGGCGGTTTTAACTGAATTCTATCGGGTGGGTAATCGGGACTATAACCACGAGAGCCAAGCTATTTGCGGGATTTTTAACAAAAACCATAAAACCGAGGTGGCCGAGGTAGTAACAGTTGAGCCGAGGTCATATGACTATGGGTTTAACAAAAATGAGGATTTTACTATATCGCCATTGGCTATGGCCGAGGATTTTAAAGAGTTTGAGCGGTTAAAGCGTGATATAGAGTGTTATCACTTAGCCAATAATTATAGCCGTTTCCGCCGTGGCGAGGTTTTATATCCCACGGAGCAAACTTGTTAGCGTTTAAATGACTTATAAGCCGAGAGAATTGAGCGAGTTGATATAATATACCATTAAATATATTCGTATGTGCTACATTGCATTGGTTAAAAATAATCCGAGTGGTCAAGCGGGCAAGGCTATTTTAAATAAGATAGCCGATAAACTTGATATGAATGATGACGGAGCGTTTGTCGGGTCTTTGAGCGTGGCCGAGAGTTTGCGGACGCTTGATAACAAACTAGCCGAGGAAACTATTAAAAATATGGCGGTTGATAATTTGCTAGTGCATTTTAGAATGGCAACGACTGGAGCGATAAACGTGGACAACGTGCAAGGGTGGGAATTTGGCGGGTGGACTTGCGTCCATAATGGAACTGTGGGCGGATATAATAGCGGGGGGCTTTTGGAGGTTGAATCGGATAGCTTAAAGTTTTTTAAAAAGCTATGCGGGAAGTTGCCAAGCGATTTGGATAGTAAGCGGATAAAAAAGGCTATCCGCAAAATTTGCTATGATGAGCGATTCAATGGGCGGGCGATTTTGTATAACCGCCTTTTAGATATTGCCGTAATTTTTGGCGATTGGCACTTATACGAATACGGCGGGGCGGTAATTTTTAGTAGTGGCTATCTTTATGACTTAGGGCAAAAGCTTTTAAAAAAGCATAATGGCTTTTTGTTTGAGTATGCCGAGGGTTTGCCATTGGGCGAGAGTAAAATTGACGGCATTTACATTATGGATAATGCTAGTCAGCCAGTTTGGGCTATTCGTAAAATTGGCAAGTTGCGAGAGCCAAAAAGCGAGTATAGCGGGTATCAAGGGTATCAAGAGTATAGCTATGCTCCCGCCTTAACTCCCATTAAGCCGTATGTAGAGCCTATTCAAAAGATTTTACCACTTGAACAAGCGGTCAACGAATTAAATAAAAGCTGTAAAGTTGCCGAGGTTGCGGGGCTTATCCGCCCTATTAAGGACGGCGAAGTGGTGGGTTATGATTTGGGCGGTAATGCCATTGAGGCCGATGAGCAAACAGGGGTTCACTTAGTTAATGGGGCTTGCTGTATGGCGGGAACGTGTGCCGAGGTTTGGGAAATGTTAGAGCCGAGTGTAGCCGATAACCTTATCCGTTGCGGTATACCCTATGAGGGCAAGCTGTTAGATAATAAAGTCAGCTATTAAGTTGTCAAAGAGCTTCCGACGAGCTTTCGTATGCAGGGGGGGTGTAGAATCCCCTTGTAAACATTGGGGCAAGTGTCAACGGGTGAATTCACCTTCCGGATATAAGGCGGGGGGGGTATGAAATCGCCAATAAAATCAAGGGTGAAATCGTCCACGCCGCCGCCGGCGGATATACAATCCAGCGGCCTTCTAAAAATGGAGTTACTAAATAAGGGTGGAGTTAGTCGGGTAGAGTTACTAAAATTGGGTGGAGTTACTATTTTAAGGTGGAGTTATTAAACTGGAGTTACTAGGTGGAGTTAAAGGTCGGAGTTAGTTTTATAATTAAAAAATGGAGTTAATATGACTAAAAAATTATTAAAGGAAGTACAGAGTTGGCTTAATGATTTTGAGAAATCCTGCCCGCAAAATTTAATGGCCGAGGATAGCGGGAGCGATTTTGAGCAATCCGCTTATGGTCTATTCCACCGAATTTGGTGGCAAGAACAAGGTGGAGTTAAAAAATAGGTGGAGTTACTTAATAATTAAGTGGAGTTACTATATGACTAAAAAAGATTATGTTATTATCGCTCGTGGCTTAAATGCTATGGTTTGGAATTATCAAGGAGAGGGCGTAGCACAGGAAATCCTTGCAAAAACCGTAGAAATTTTAAGTAATGAATTTGTCCACGATAACCCCCGTTTTGACGCTGAAAAGTTTAAAGAGGCTTGTTATAAAAAATAGGTGGAGTTAGTGGGGTGGAGTTAATTAAACGAAAGGAAATTTATGAAAGCTTATCGTGTTATTTGGGAAGAAAGTTTTAGTGTCAATGTTAAAGCAAAAAACGAAATACAAGCGGTGGAGTTAGTTATGGAGGGAGCGTTTAATCCAGAGGATAAAAATTCGGAAATATCATCTTCGCCAATAGCTATGGAGTTAGATAGATAGAGTTAGCTTGGTTTTAGGCTTTTAAACTGGTTTACTTGTGAGGTTAGGTGATATTTGTAACAGTCGGGGCATTTGTATACTCTCATACGCTTGCCCCTTGATAGAATTCCCCGCAGGGCGTAGTGGGCTTTTTGGCGAGTGGGGAATGAAGTTTTACTGCACATAAATTCAGGTGGAGTTAGTAGGACGGAGTTAGGGTGGAGTTAGGAGAGTGGAGTTGGTATGTAGAGTTAGAGTAGAGTTACTATTGGCTTAATGATGAAGATTTATTGTTATATTCATTCCAATCCACACCCAACTCATTGCAAAATAATCGTTCAACAATATCCGCAAAAAAATGCTCACGCTTATAAGGTGCATCAGGGTCTTCTCCTGGCTGTTGCTCTAAAGTATACTTTCCACGCTCACGGTCTATCTCATACTGTTTATCAAACTTATCTAAGAGTGAAACGGGAATATTCCTTTGCTTACAAAGCAAAGCCTCCACCATTTCGTGTAATGCGGTAGATATAGACATTCGCCAATCTCCAAGTTCCGAAGTCCTTATAAATAATGTATCACCCTTCCAAAACCAATCACCTGGTGTCTCATATCTCTGTTGTTTATGCGGGATTGTTTGTATCTCAATCTTCATATTTGGGGTCGTTTTCCATTAAGGTAACTCGCCCGCTAAAGTTACTAACAAAATAAGGGGCAGTAACGGTGTTAGACGGTCGGTCGTCGTTAGTGCAGTAAATTCTCACTTGAATCGGCCGCTGTCTCTGGGTTGGGTGTAGGGTTTTGGACTTCTTTGGCATTGAAAAAGTCGTTAATTATAGTTTTGACTTCCTCTATGGTAACGCAAACTTTTACTGGGTAAAAATTGTTTCCCTGTAAGTTGATGGTATATCCGCCGTCTAGTTGGTTTATAAATACTGACTTAGGCTTTGGGTCATTTTGCATAAAGCTAGCTCCTTTCGTTAAGATAACAAATCCGAAGCTGTTTCAGGTGCCGGAGGTGCAAACTGCTCAAGTTTGGCCTTTTCCGACACGAGTTTTGTAGCGTTAGCTTCCATTTCAGCGTTTGTCTCGGCCACGTGGAGTTTAATGTAGAACTGCTCCTGGGCTTTTTCGTCTGAAAACGCCTTCTGGAAAGCTTCCGGAGTTACGCCGGCGGCAATAGCCACGGCTCTTACCTGTTCAACCACGTTTAGCATCCGTTCATCCATATACCGTAAAACGTTTGCAATCTCCAGTTGTTTTTTATTAAGTGGCTTTAACTTGTGGTCTTTAGGTGTGTCCATAAAAGCATTGACGAGAACAATATTTAGCTGTTGTATCTCCACCCTTAGGATGAAAAATTATTCCACAAAAATTACATTTTTTATCAGGTAAACGACGGAGATAACCCATATGTCTTGCCTTTGTAATTCTCCCATCCCCTCTCATATGGCATTTTCTACAAAGGTATTCCCAATCTGATAAATCTCTTAAATATTTTCCAGTTTTATTTGCTAAATCTAACGGAGGTTTTATCTTACAACGTTCACAAAACTGTGGTTTAATATACCGCTTACGAACGTAAGCGTGGATACCCATATATCCAACCGCATCGCCTTTCCACCTTCCGTTTTTATCTCCATACTGCATTTGTTTTTACAAAATGGTCTGCTTCAATTCTATCCGCATATCCTAGACAAAATTTACAGATACACTCGAATTTATGCAGTTTCTTGTTTAAAATAAAGCCAGTTTGCTCGTCTAAATCGTAAAATACCGCTTGAATAACGAGAGGATTAGCAGATTGACGGTTTACTTTAATTATGGTCTGATGATTAAGCATCTTTTTATCCTCTGCCCACGCTTACAATAATCACGGACTTAGCTCTAGCTCAGTCGGGGGACTTGGATAGAGTTTACACCGTCTATGCTTTAGGCACTTTTCTGGGCATAGGCCAATAGCTTGCATTTCGTGGGCGTGAGCAACATAATGTATGCTCTAAATCGCTGTAAGCGACGGCAGATAATAAAAAGGCCGCTCAAAAAGCGGCTAGATGATAGTTATGGTTTCCTCAACTGTCCCAAGTTGTAGGATATTTAATCTCATAGGGGAATTGTAGCAAATTTTAGGGAAGTTGTCAATATTAAGTTATGTAAAGTTATCAACAGAGTTATCCACTTATCCACAGTTTGACTTGACTTTAATATGTGCTATGATATAATTCCAATTAAGGGAATGTAGGGCGTTCCATACAAATCCGTTTTTTACGGCTTCGTAAGCCCTACTTACGAGTCGTAATAAGCGGATTTTTTTATGTCATACCCAACCTGTGCAAAATGCGGACAAGAGTTAAAAGACCCAACCGATTTAATAATTGTTGATTGGGTGTGCGCCTATCACCGCTTGTGCGCTGATAAAGTAAATAGAGATAGAGAACAAATAAAGACTACTAACGTGGACTAAAAACCCGTCGGTGGTCTTTATTTGTTTTAAATTGTCCTACCCCCTTTGCTTGCAAAGACCGCCGGACGTTAAATAGGCGGGGAAGCAAGACCATACGGATACCTCTGACGAGTCAAAACGCCGATTTTAAAGTGATTCTATCGTCTGATAGACTAGCCGAGCATAGCGGTAATCTATGCCTAGCTCCTTAACTTCCCCTAACCTCTGTATTGATTCCGAAAGGAAACGGCTGGGCTAGGGGGTTTTAGTGCCCTTATGAGCAATAGAACAAGATTCAAAGGAAGAATACGGATAGATTTGAAGCAATTAGAATATTTGCGGCGTTTTCGCAAATTTAAAACATTGGCCGGTAGACTGGATTTTATTATTAACTTTTATAAAAAGTATGGCGATGCGAAATTGCGATAGATGTTTTGAAAACTTTTGGGATTATAAGCATATTGAAGATACAATTATCGCTACTTGTAAAATGTGTGGATATGAAGTTCAATTTTTAGACCGCAAACATAAGAAAAGGAAATATCCGCAAAAGAAACGGCCAAATAATAAATGGACAAGACCCCAAAGAGAGCTAACTAAAGTTTTTAGTGGCATCCGGCCAAAAGGATTGGGATTGCCTGGGTATTGACAGTTGCGAATAATCGGAGTATACTATGTATAGAAAGGTTGGAAAGATATCAACAGTCTGCAATTTGACAGATATTCGTAGGGGGTTAGAATATTCGTATAATATTAACAAAGGAAAACTAATGACAAAGAAAGTGTATACCTCATTGCAAACTAACATTATTGAAGCTTGGAAGAAAACCAAGGTGGTTCATCCGAGCTACGGCTCAATAGCCAAAGACCTTGGCTGTTCGCCTGATTCCGTCTATCGGACGGTTCAAATATATTTACAATTAAAGGGAAAGAAAGAATAGCGATGCCAAATAATAGCGACCCCTCATTCAGAGGGTATAAAGCAAAAGGTTTGACTGGAAGAATCCAGGCGGCCATTGACGCAGACGCCAATTTAAGTATTTCGGAATTGGCTGAAGAATTCCATACTACTAAACAGAAAGTACAAGGATGTTTGCAGTTGATGAATCGTAATACCTCAAAGTATTATTCCGTCGGTAGTAAAACTACCGGTCGTGACCATCACGAAGGGAAAATTGTAAATATCTTAAAAAAACAGAATCATCTTCGGGAAGTTGTAAATCGGCAGGATAGAAATATCTTAGCGCCTCGTTTGGAGCATATCTCCAGACAAATAGAACAAGCGGTCGAAAGATACCCGCATATGGCGGACGAATTCCAAGCCTTACTATTAGATAAAGCGGCCAGAATTGCGGCCATTAAGGACTCATTAAATGCGAATCGTAGACGTTCCCATCAACCGGCTCAAGCGAGACTCCAATCAGCCTAGGCAAACGCTTGACTCCGAACGTATTAAGGAGATGGCGCAGAGTATTTTAACCGAAGGAGTAATCAATCCGATTGAAGTGGATAAAGATAATATAATAATCACGGGGGAAATGCGTTGGCGAGCGGCAAAACTGGCAAAACTTAAAACAATTCCGTGCAAATTGATAACTATCAATCCGGAAAAACGTTTTCGTCGCCAAGTTATCGAGAATATCCATCACAACACGATGACGGATTGGGACACGGCCAAAGCAGTCCAAAAATTGCTTGATAGTGGCCTGGCCAGTATCAGGAGTTCAAAGAAAAAAAAGGGAGGATTACCGGATAAGGGAATACACGAGTTATGTAGAATTATTGGTAAGAGCGAGAAATACATAATCGAGAAATTAGATTTGCTACACGCCTCTCCTTCATTCCAACTAGCGGTTCAAGAAGGATTGTCTAATACTTTTATTCGGGCAATAAAACGAACACCTGAACAATTTAAGGCTCAAATAGAGAAGAATATCATTGAAGGAAAATATAGGACTAGAGATGAAGCATTAGAGGTCGCCGTAGCTTTAAAACGTAATCCCGAAAAAGCTGATGAGATTTTAAATGCCAGACCGTCTCAAGTTACAGTAATCGCCCCAAGAATCGCCGACCAAATTAGAGAAAGCTATAATCCTGTTAATGAGCTTTCCGACATTGTAGATTCTTTGGTGGCCTGGTTGACTAAAAATCCGGCGGCAAGCATAGGAGCAGTCCACGCTCCACGGATTATCCTTAACTTGTCTGGTGCAGTTCAATCAATTAACGAGTGGAGTGGTCGAATTAACCAAGTAATATTGAAAGGAAATAGCGATGGAAATTAACGTAGTCGTCAGTCTTGACGGAAAAAATATCAATGTCTCCGATAATCTGTCGGAAACCTTAGTAAATTTAGTAAGTAGCTACATTAAGCAAACATTAAGCCAAACAGTCGGTAAAAAGGAGAAAGTAAAGCAAGTAAAAACCAAGGGACCAAAACGTGAACTTCGTCCGAAAATTACTGTTGAAGAAAGAGAAAATATAATCCGTGAAGCGAGAAACTTTCAACAGATGACAGCTTCAAGAGCAGCCAAAGAGCTTCATCTAATAGTTCACCGAGCAATAGGAAGCCTCTATGTAATGTTAAAGAAAGCGGAAAAAGAAGGTCTATTACAATTTGCTCAAGTTAGTTAATATGTATCTTTTATACTTCATCATAGTAATTTTATGCCTACCACACCAGAGTCGGAAATAGAAAATCCGGCAGAGCAATCTATGGCTCAAATCCCTCAAGGTTTTAGTTTTGATGAGGCTACCCATTCATATCTTTTGGATGGGCGGCCTCTCACAGGGGTAACTACAATTTTATCGGTTATCGCAAAACCTGCGCTTATCCAATGGTCAGCCAACCTAGCGGCCGCAGAAGCTTTTAAAACCGGCACAGTAGAGGGTTTAAAAGCCGCTATTGAGGCTTATGACAAGATTGATACAGAAGCCGCCAGAGAGCTGGATAAGGCGTTCCCAGCGTGGAAAGCGGCTCGCACTACGCATACAAAGAGGAAAACCGCCGCCGCAGACATTGGAACTAAGGCTCACAAGTGGATTGAGGAGTATGTTAAAGCTTCCATTTTCAATAATCATTATGCTATTCGGGTTGCAGAAGCAAATGATTTTAGAGCGGCTCACGGATTAGAATTATTGCCAACCGCAATTTTCGAATATCCTAAAGCAGAAAAAGATATTAAACCTTTAACCGATAAATTCGTTTCTTGGGCTACATCAAACAATATTATTTTCTTGGAAAGCGAGAAGCGGATTTATAGCCGAGCAAACTGGTATGCCGGAACTCTCGATTTAGTTTTCCTTAAAGACGGCAAGAAGCACGTTGGAGATATTAAAACTTCATCGGGAATATACGGACGGGAATATTTCTTCCAGATGGCCGGTTATCAAATTTGTTTGGAAGAAATGGGAGAGAAGGATTTTGTCGCCAATACCATAATCCGGTGCGGTAAGGACGGAAGCTTTGAAGTTAAAGACAGCTTTGACTTGGAGTCTGACAAAGCAGGATTTTTAGCAGCTTTAAGCTTGTATAGAGAATTAAATAAAGAGTAATGAAAAAATACCTGCTTAAGATACTTTTGCCCGACGCTAAACTTTGGAATATGGCCGGAATGATAGCCTCACGTTTTACTGATATGGATGATGGAGCTTATGACGACTTGCAGGAAAAATTATATAATTGGATAAAATTTGGTATTTATAATTAAAAAATAACAAATGAAATACACGAAAAGTGTTAGCATATCCGGCGGATGGGTTAAAACCGCCGAGCTCAAAAACGGTCAGCGAGCCAAAATAGTAAGCGAGACGATTGCCCAACCAAGCTCGTTTACCGATAAAAAGGGTAATCCTAAGACTCAAGATGTGGCTAAAGTCCGTTTTGAGGGTCAAAATGACTCCGTAAACGTGTCTTTAAACCGTGCAACTATTAACGCTTTAGTTGACTGTTTCGGCGAAGATTCCGTCGCCTGGCAAGGACATTATTTAACCTGTGAAATAGAAAAAGTCCGTGTCGCTGGCGTAATGCGTTTAGCTCTCTACCTGTTACCTGAAGGCTACGAGAAAGTTGATGACGCAAATGGCTACGCCGTGATACAAAAAAAAGCAATCCAACAAGACCCTGCTCAAGTGGAAATGACTCCGCCTGGGGAGGGAGAAATTAACGTAGAAGATATTCCGTTTTAGTATGTCAAACCCATTCTACTTACAAAGAAAGGCAAATAAATATGGAGCAAACAAAACAGTCTTTCAGGGTCGTTTATATGATTCTAAGGGAGAAGCCGGACTTGCGGTGGAAATTGACATCCTCCTCAAATCTGGTTTGGTTGTAAAAGTCGAACCTCAAGTTACTTTTAAGCTCTATGGAAAAAATGGGGGGAAAATCTGCACTCATAGGCCGGATTTTTTACTCACCTTCAAAGACGGCCATCAAGAAGCTTGGGAATACAAAGGATTTGCCACAGCAATCTGGAAAATAAAGCGAGATTTGTTTGTTGATAATTATCCCGACATCCAGTATGTGGTAATTACTCCAAGGGAAACTTATTATGCCAAAAGATTAAAGAGATAATTATGTTAAAAACACCCTCCACAATTAGCAAAGTAGTCACCTTAGCCGATAACACGGTTCGGCTTCAAGTTGACTGTCAAGAACTTTCGCCGGAAAGCGAAGCAGAAATATTCTTACAGCGTGGTAAATTAGGTTACTTTGTCTTTAGCGCACAGGAGAATATCTCCGAGACAGACGTGCCAACCGAGCAAATTGAGTATAAGAACGAGAAAACTCCAGGGCAACGCTTGCGTGGCGTGCTTTATAAGCTTTGGGAGCAAGACCACGCCGGATTTAAAGATTACGAGACGTTCTATCGAAGTCGGATGGAGCGATTAATAAATTCTATAAAGGAAAAATTGAATTAAATACCCATAAAAAAATATGAAATACAAAGCTTGGGAAATTAACTTATTAGCGGATTTAATTCTGATAGAGTTCCATAAATACGGTATGGCTTCCGATTACGCTATGTATGAATTGCAAAGCTGTTGCGAGGATTGGCTGAGCGGCGGGGCGAAATTCAACGATAAAACATTCTTTGCCGAATTGGATATGACTTTTGGAATGGACAAAAAGCCGTTTAGGAAAGTCTACCAAAAATACTTAAAAGAGCTTAAAAAAATGAGAAGGATAATTTTTTAACCCCTCATCTTTAAAAGAAATAAAGTAATATGAAAGGTAACCCAAGAAATAAAGGCAAAACCTGCAAATTCCCTAATTGCAAAAATAAAACTTCCACAAGAGGTAAAGGACGAGGCAGGGGAACTTGGTGCAGAGGTCATCAAAAAGGTAAAGGCAAAGAAGCAAGACTAGCTTTAATCCCTTTAATAAATTAGAACCATCATTTATATGGCATTTTCAGAAAAAGATTTCAAATTTAAAATCTATCAGACTCTTAAGCGAGCTATTAAAATAAAAGAAGACAATAGCAATCTTGGAGAAATTATTGAGGAGTGTTATAGATTATTTCGTCCGAATCCCTCAAAAAATAAAAAGGATAACATTTCTCGCAGAAAATTATGGATTTGCGATAATTGTGGCAAAGAAGGAACCTTTCAAACAGGAGTTAATAAAAAAGGCGAAATAGCAACTTGGTGTAGTGATGAATGTTCAAAAACTTTAATAAATTAGAATCTTAGGAGAAAAATATGGAAAAGCTTACCGCACAAGAAGTATATGATTTTAATTGTGGAACTTATGCTAATAAAATCAACGAACTTATTGACGAAAACCAAAAACTGCGAGAGTGTGTAATTAAAATTGCTCAAGAGATTTATTGGCAACCAGAAGATGAGGATATAAAGCAAGGATTTTTAGAAGAAATTAACAAAATCCTTAAATAATTAAACGGGCAACGTCCCTATAAACGGAAAAATAATTAAGTGAAAGGAGTTTTATGGGTATAATGTTAGGTAATCAAAGTTTTACAGATTTGGGTAATAAAGAAAAAATGGAAGAACTTGAAAGTAAATTAAAAGAGCTGGGGTATTGTAAAGAAGCAAATTGCAACGCCAATACAAATACCGATAAATTGACTTATCATATTTACGAAATCCCAACACAGATAGATTTTTCAGTTTTGTCTTCCAATGTGATAACTCTCTTAAAAGAATATAGCGGCGAATTTAAAACTAGAGTGGCTGTTTCCGCAACAAAGGTATTAGAATAATCAACTAAACACGCTGAGGATATGAAATATAGAAAATTACCAATAGAAGTTGAAGCCAAACAATTCCCTGATAGTGGCCCAGAACAGTTGGGTATTGCAAATGGCAACTGAAACATTCTAAACGCTTATTGGTTGAACTGGCTCAACTTAAATGGTGGCAGTTTAAAAAGAAACGGGACAAAATGCAGGAACTTGATGACAGTATTGCTAAAACTAATTGGTTTTTAAATTTTGTTTAACCTCCCCTAAACGGGGTGAAGGAATATATGAAAAAAATATTAGAAACAACTTTGGTAATAAGAGAAATTAACGAAACTATAATAGCTTTAAGGGATGCATTTCCTAAAGTTTTAAGCCAACGGATTTGGCAACACAAAGTTTCAATGGCGGAAAAACTAGATTTTTTAAAGGAACTAGCTTCTGCTAAAAATAGACTTTGGAGAGAAGCAGAATTAGCTTATCCTGAATTAAAAGGACAAAATTATTCGGTGGGAACTATTGAAATAAGTTATGAAACCCCTGATGTAAAAGAAACCATTAATTAACCAGCCCCCAGCCACTTAACGGCTGGAATGAGTGAGATGGTGAAGGTTGGTAATCTGTGGGGTTTAGGGAGATAAACTTACCCTCTATCTTGATAGGTCGTAGACACCTATTGTTTGCCAGCCCCCACCACTTCATTTATTAACCCCAGAGCCCCCCTCTCTTTAAACGGGGTGAAGGAATATATGGATAAAATAACAGAATTGGCATTTACGCAACAGCAATTAGAATTAACTAGGAAAGCTACTGCACAAGAGCGAGAGTTTGTTTTACAGGAAATAAACAAAGCATTGGAACGCCTTAATTATTTACGAGATTGGGTATTAAAAAATAGGCCAAATGATATTTCAGAAATAATGACAGAACATTTAAATTAACCAGCCACCAGCCACTTAACGGCTGGAATGAGATATGAAGATTTGGATTACAAGTGATACCCACTTCGGCCATTTACAGCTTATTCAGTATGGGCGACCTGTTGATTTTACAGAGCAGATATTTAAAAAGCTAGAAGTTGTCCAGCCAGGTGATATGTTAATTCATTTAGGGGATTTCTGTATAGGCAAAGACGAGGAATGGACAAAACGCTATTTTGAGCAATTAAAAGAAGTTAAACATATTCTAGTTAGGGGAAACCACGACAAGAAAAGTAACAGTTGGTATTTAGACCACGGCTGGCCAATGGTTTGTACTTCGTTTAGCTTTGAAATGTTTGGCAAGAATATTATGTTTTCCCATTACCCTACAGCTTGGGACGGTTACTACGATGTAAATGTTCACGGACATTTTCACGATACAGACCACCGCAGATTTGAACCGCAGTTTACTAAAATACTTAATGGCTACCATAAATTACTTGCACTAGAAAAAACTAATTATCAACCAGTTTTATTAAGAACATTTTTAGGACTTTAATGATAAAGGCGACCGACGGCGGGTTGACGAACTTAAATGGAAAAAGAAACAAATTAAAGCAAAAATATTACAATATGGAAATAATAAAATTACAATTAAAAGAGCTTGATACATTAAACGAATTCCGCCGGCGCAAAATTAAAGGAAAATATGTCATAGAACTTCCTGGGGGACAACGTTTATATGGTGCCCTTACTAAAAAGGATTTACAAAAAGCAATTAAACCGCAAAAGGTCGATGCGGTTTACAAATTTAATGATTAAACGAAAGGATAAAAATGAACAATATTTGGACAGCAGAAGTCAGACCAGGTTATGCCTGGGGACTGATAGTGTTAGTTTCAGTTTTTTGTGCGTGGTTAGTTTACAACGCCGGCGTAGGTTACTATGCGGACAAGACGGCTATGTATAATTCTATTGGCAATGCCTCTTGGGCAATACGAAACCTTACTATACAGCAAAGGCATATGGGGCAAATTGGCACAGCAGCGTTTATTAAAGCAATAAGATAATTAAAATAAAGGAGAAAAATTATGTCATTTTTTAGCTGGGGGGAGAGAACGGAAATTCGGAATGACGCAAAAGCACAAGTGCGTGCCGAATTAGCCGACAGAGAAGAAAATGTTACCGAGTGTGAAATAAATCAAAAGAAACAACAGATTGATTTAAACATTCAGGGTTATAAGCGTGAGCAAGAAGTCGCTCTTAATAATAATTTAATAGCGCAAGGTGCTGAATTGGAAAAGACAAGTTTTAAATTGGAGCAAGCTCGCTTTGAAATCACCAAAGAGCAGGTTGCCAGCGACAAGCTCCAATTACAAAAAACACTAGACCAAGCTAAGAGTGACTTTGAAGCCCAACTTGCAGTTCAGTTAATGGATGAGCACGTTAAAAATGCCCAAGGTAACATAGAACTTTATGACAGGGTTGCCAGAGCAGAGGCTAAAGTGGACGCTAAGGACACGGTTATAGCTTCAAAGGACGAAGAAATCGCCCGCCTAGACCAGCTTTTGAAGGTCACTATGGGTAAATTAACCCAAATAGACGTAAAGGGGCTTACAATTCACGTGGAGAACGAGCATAAATATAGCGGCAAAGAAAAGGAGTAATTATGGCAGGTATTTACGATAGGTTTTATGGGACATCTTATCTCCATCAACAAAGGCTACTTAACGAAATGATAGACCGGCAAGCAATGTCTTTTTATCCGCCAATGTCCCAAGGATTTGCACAAGAGTATTATCGATGTACTCCACCCTATAAGCCGCCGCATTACTGCAAAGCAGTCCCCGAACATCTGGTAAATTACTATCAGCAACTTCTAAATTATTACAAGCAAAGTGGCTATAAGCCAAAAGAGTGTGAAAGACTTTGCTGCTCGCTGAATAATTTAAAGATAAAATACTAAAAGTCTATAATTATTTAACTTCGTAGACTAAAGAGACCCCTTCATTGGGGTCTTTTTATTTCCGTTAGAAAATGCGGTAGTAGACGGCTACCGCTCCGGTTTAACCACAATTATCATCGTTTCGGGCGTAGGAGTGTAGAGGGTTGTAACCCACCAATAGTCCCGCCCAGCGATGTGGCCGATGAACTTCTCAAGCCTTACAGGGTAGCCATACCACAAGTAAATCTGATGTGGCATTAAGCTCCCAGTCCTTTCATAAAGTCCTCAAAGTCGTCTTTCGGCTTCGGGGGTGGTAGAGCGAGGGGCGGAGTAATAATCCCTTTTCCGCAGTTTCGGCAGTGCTTCTCCAAGTCGTTGCTTCGGGCAATGTTTATTAGTTGCGAAGCAAAGACTCGCCAGAAGATAGGTTCCTTACAAGACGGGCAGAGATAGACGAGGCGCAATTCGCCATCTGCGCTGAAATTAAACTCACACAGAGCCGTTAGGACGTTGCACTTTGGGCAATAAATCGGGTTGCCCCACCAAGTCATCGCTAACACGGATAACCTCCTTTAAATGCGTTTCGTAATTCCGACACAACCAAGCAACACAACCTTCACCTGACAGACGAAAGTGGTGCGTTTCTTTTCCGCAAACTTTGCAGAAGCGGAAAGTGTAACCACAAACCTTACTAAAGTCCATTCTGTCCTCCTTGGAACAAATCAGGAAAGCGATTAACCGTATTTGTTTTGCGCCGGTATCGCTTCCCTCATCTGCCCAGGGGTAGAAGATTTTAAACTACTGGAGGCTTATTTGTCGCTCCAACTGCACTACCAAATTTGTGATAGATATAAACTAATATAACTCCCAAAACGGTGAGACCACCTGATACATACCAGTCGTGGTCGGTTAAAGCAGTAGACGCTCCCCCAAAAGCGGCTAAAGCTAACGAAAATAAAGTGACATCTGCTGAACTTACTTGGTTCATTGTGATTTAGTTAATTGTAATATAGCCTTCAATTCTAGGGTCTGTGGCCGATATTTCCCTTATGTCGATAATCCCATTCCAACGATAGTTGGATTCTACTATTGTTAGATTATCATCATCCTTTGCTATCACAACCGCCAAGTGTCCAAATCGACTTTCGTTGGTCTTGACGATTGCCCCTACTATTGGCGTATTGGCGTTTGTTGGAATATCTCTAGCCACTCCTGATACAAGCTGGGGAGTTGCTTGAGTGAAGTTCCTCGCAAACGTGACACAAGGACCGCCGTATCTTCCAACGAGCTTGTTAGCTTTTTGGGCAAGCTGCCACTCCAAGTAAAGTTTGCTGACATCGCTTGGGTTGGGGCTTTGTAAAAAGGATATTGGTGGCGGTTGAATACTTGGGTCATATATTGTTTGACTTTCTACTCCCTTTGGCAATACTGCGCAGAGCGCACCAAAGCCCAGAAGTAAAAAGCCTTTTATGATTTTAGTTGCATCTAGCCTCTGACCGATTTGCGACTCCTATTTCGCATTTTCGGTTACTGGTTAAATTTAACTTAAACTATCTGTGTTAGGAATTGGATTGGGTATTACAAACCCTTCCAAATTTGCCTTCTCTGTTAAATACGTCATATCCCCAACAGGGTAACAAACGTAAACAGTAGGGCTATTTTTTGAAACTACTACCTTAGCTTGATTAGCCATAATTGTTCCTTTAGGAATTAACGTCCACGGATTGAAGACGTAAGTTCCATTATTTATAAAATAATCTTCAGTAATATGATGGGTGGTTGTGTTTCCGGCGGTTCCCCAGCTTGATTTGGCAATTACACATTTTTTACCGTTACTATGCGTATGATAACCAAACAAGTATAGACAATGCCCCCATTGAACTTCACCGCTTAATGGCGGTCTGGGCATAGCAATATTTTGCCAGCCTTCATTGCTTCCTATAACTCCAAATACTACGCCGCTATATTGTTTAATAGCATTGGCAATAGTATCAATATCCTTTAAGAGAACAAAAGAATTTAATTCTTGGTTGATTTTCTCTTTATTAGGGTCAAGACCTATACGACTCTCCATTCCTAACTCTGTTTCAGGATTTGGGTCTTGGGCGTTGTCTCTAGTTTCCTGTCCGTAATTTACTATACGAAGGCCACCATCTCTTATCTGCGCTCCGCCACCAGGAGAAAAAATCCAAGCATAAATATCCCTGCGGCAAAAATCTTTTTGTTTAAGCTGCCAATGATAATAAGACCAAGCTTGCCCAACACACGAAGACGACCCATTTTGGTCTTCATTGGGCGGTTCGGAAAGTATAAAAGGTATTGTCCAGTCTACTGGAGTAACTGCACCAATGACAAAATCTCTATCATCGGGGATGTCGGGGATTGCTCCTTTTCCTAAAAGTGATATGTCAGTCATAAAATTATTTTACAAATTTTAAAATTAAACCTTCTACTATGCCGATGGCAATCATTCCTATTGTTCCCCAAGTTAAAATTTGAGTAATGGATTTTTCTATCACACGAAGTCTACCCTCGTGGTCGTTAATTTCGGTTGCCAATTCCTGATGTTGGGGTAAGGTAATAAATTGTGAACCCTGATTTTTTAAAACATTTATATCGCTTTGCATCTGGTCAACCTTAGTATCAATCTTGGTAATGAGGTCGTGGTCGCCATTATAGGGTTGAACGATGGGCAAAACAGGAGCAACCGGTGCTACGGGAGCTACGGGAGCAACTTGTTTATTAACAAGTTTTTCTATAACTTGAGTTAGTGTTAAAAGTTGTTCCTTTATGTTTGGCATAAGTTAGTTTTTCTTAGAGTAATAGTCTTCCACACGCTGGCCAATATCGTGTCTTATTTTCATATCAGGCAAATAGATGCTGGCTTTGGTATACTCAATAAGTTTTTCCCTGACTTCTTTAATTGTTTTCCCGTCACGGCCAGTTGTAGTCAGCATATAGCCGTTAGCGGTAGCAACTTTAAATTCGCCATCTTCTTTTTTAAAATTCTCCAAATGGATGTGCTTTAACATCTCATCATCAAAATCTTTAATCGGTTTGCCATCTTTAAGAATCCACAATTTTTCTCCAATAGAGGTAGCGGCACTATCTAAGTGGGCATCGGTCGGAAATGGTTTGGCTACTACGACCAAGACCATCCCTGCGCCGGCGTGAATTTTGATAGGCTTATCTTCTCCCTTTGCCACCATAGCAAGTAGGTCGGAAGTTGGCATATCTAAGCCCTCAATGAACTCGTAAGAAGTCCCAGGGATGCCAAACCTCATCGTAGGCTCTAAAGCCACAATCCTGCCATCTTTGAGTTGAATAGCGTTAATATCAAAAACTCCACGGAATTTGGAAGCCCGCAGCACGGTTAAAAGTTTGTCGTGAATTAAAATATCTTTAAATAATTTGTTATCCTCATCAGTTCCGATAAAAGTAGTCCCCATTTCCCCGCACGTAACCCCCATCCCTTTTTCCGATTCTTTCTTTTCTTCAAAATTCAAGTAGCCAACTACTTTCCCCTTTTCGTTTTTCATATAATCTTTGCCATTAAAAAACACGGAAGCGGCGACTTCCAAGCCAGTAACGACTTCCATCAAGTCAAAATCCACCGGTCCAAATTCAGCTTCGTTCCATTTCTTTTTAAGTTCCGTAAGATGGTAAATCATATCCTCGCTACCCTCAAACTTACCCATATGATTAATGGATTTTGGAGCTCCGCCATTTTGCTTAAGGATATATTTAATCTCCGGATGGTCAGTAACTTGTTTAAGAGCGGAATCTATATCTTTAAAATTCTTGCTAAACGGCTGGTAGAAGCCGGCTTTTTTAAACCAGTCCTGACCTAATTGTCTCTCGTTCTCCAAGCGGTCTCCCTGTTTGCTACCGCCGAACACAAACTCACCCTTAGCACGTAACCAGTCTTGGAAGTGCCCATCGTCGCAGCCATCAATACACCAGATATACCCTTTGCCAAGGCAGTCCAACCATTCCCAGTCTTTAAGTTTAGGGACAATGCCTTCACCTATTTCGGCGTAATCTTTTTCAGAGACATAGAAAAAGACCTCACATTTCTCTTGCTTAAGCTGGATGGCGACATCAAGGAGTTCACCGAACTTTGACCAAATTATAAATGTAGGTTTGTCCATATTATTGGGTTGGCGGAGCTTTGGCAAAAAGTTTTGCTGCCGATAAATTCTTACTTGTGCCTACTCTTTTTAATATTCCCTGAAAATTACTTTTAATATTTTCCAAATCCTGTGCCATCGGGGAAGCTTTAATGATTGCTTGAGTATCTGCGGGCAAACTATCTAAAAGATTAGTATTAGCCGATTCCATCAATCTCGCCCTAAACTCGTCAGCCATCATATGGTTGCCATTCTTAAAGTAAGTTTGTAATTGGGAATTCTCCTTTAATATATCTGGTTGATTTTTCTTCATCCAATCGTAAACAACCTGTTTTGCGCCGTTCATTAAATCACTGACAGCTTCCGGAGGAAGTGCTGTCCCAACAGAATCAGTTAATTTTGTCTCCTCTAAAACGTTCGTTCCATCTACTCCGCTCCTTCTCATCATATCATAGACCCGTTGAGTTTCCGAAGTGTAATAGTTTTTCATATTCTTAATCGCTCCAGGAACCCCATCAGGCAGATTTTGTCCCCAAATTTCTTCAATCGACTTCGGGTCAGCATCAGCTAATTGTAAGGCACTATCGTTAATAGCCGATTTAACCGCTTGGGGAGCCATTGCATAAGTTAAATGACCGCCTAGCTCGTGGTTGATAATCTTTCCTTCTTGGTATAAGGGATGGTCGTAATAAGCTCTGTTTAATTCTAACCCCCAACCTCCGCCAACTCTTAACCCTAAAGCCCCTACTGTTCCAGGAGAAGAATCAAATTTTATTCCTTCAAAACGGCCAAGCACATTATCCGGAAGCGCATTGAAAACATCCTGGATGTTTTTTAAAGTTGCATCCGGTATACCGCTGTTTTTTAAAATGGGAGTAATATTATCCAAATAACTGCCAACTGAACTTTTGGAAATTTTAGCGTCTAAATGTGATTGGTTATAAACCTTTTCTAATTGAGAATTTAGGTCGTCGGCGTGGTAATCTGGGAAGCCTCTTTCGGGGACTGGGAATTCTTCGCTTCCCAATCCTGAATTGCTTGTAGTGTATTGTTGTTTTTGGACCAATCGTATTGAATCACTTTGAGGACCTCCTCTAATGATATTTTCTGGTCCGGCTTGATTTTCCACTGACGGTAAAAGTCGTCCACCAGATACATCTCCGACAGGGGGATTTTGAGCTTGGCTGCCAGCCACTCCAGGTTCTGCTGGTGCTCCTTGAGGTTGGGTTGATTGAACTGGCGAGACGCTAGTTTGTCCCCCTTGACTGGGGGTTTGGATGTCTTGGGCATTTTTAAAATCCTTTCCCGTATAATAATCTACGGCTTCTTGCCAATCCCTAAATGGGCTTTGACTGCTTTCAAAGCTTCCTCGGCCGAGAGGCTGTAAGGAAGCAATATTCTCCTTGGTAATGTAGATTGTCCCGTCTTGTCCGGAGGCGTATTTGGCGAGGTCGCCAACGGCGTCTTGCTTTTTGAGGATTGCATCATATAATGATTGTGTTAAATCTTGAGAAACATAGCTGTTATCTACAATAAATTTACCATCTTGCACCCATCCGCCGAAATTATTAGTAGAATCAGCTCCATATTTAGCTTTAAACTCATTAAACTTGTCTACGAATATACTATCAAAATTCTCGTCCATTGTCAAGGCTGTTTCATTAGCCTTATCCAAAGTGCTAAAAGCATACCCCGTAGTAACTTTATTTCCATTATAATCAACCGTTATTCCTCCATTGTCTTTAGCATCTTTAGCCAACCCTTTTAAGGTAGTAGTTGAAGGGGTTTCGCCCTCACCTTTTGGGGGTGGCGGTCCACCAATAGAATCTTCTGCTGTTGGAACTTTTGGTGTGCCTGGGATGTCGGTGTTAAAAACTTTGTTTAAAGTGCCGGAAACGTCCACACCCATCATCTTACCCCATCCAGCCAATATCTGTGTCGCTACGGTCGGATTTGAGAGAATGGCCTCGGTTATTGCGCCAGCCAGTAAAGGAATATTGCCGGTAGCAACAGCCGCTACTGCCCCACCGCCTGAAAGTGCAGCACGGCTATAAGTTCCAACTTTCTGTCCGCCGGCGGCAGCTATATCTTCAACAGCTTTTAAGACCGTAATTTCCTTACTAATACCAGGAACAATTTGCTCAAGTCGGGCCAGCACCGATTCTCTGCCCGCATTGGTAAGATTGGCAAGCTTGGAAATAGCGGTATCTTTAAATGAACCATCGGGATTAAGGTAATCTTTTTTAATCTGTTGAAGTAGTTTAGTTTCAGGAGCGTATGCTTCATCTAAAGCCTGAAGTCCTGTTAATTGAGTTTTACCTAATTTATCATATTCCGTTCGAAGTTGACGAGCCATAGCATCCGCCGCATCAGTTTTGGCTGCGTCATAACTCGACATATTAGATAAAGCTTTACGGGCATTAAGAAAAGCATTAGCGGAGAGTTCATCTTTGTCGCCAAATTTATCTAAGAAATCTTGTAAAGCAGAGATGTCAGATTTACTCATCGGAACGGATTCAGCCGTGGTCTCAATTGCCGGATTCCCTTCTTTATCTTCACCAAGGGTAATGCCAAACTTATCCAACATTGCTTGAACCGGAGCGGGTATGCCTGATTTAGCCATTGGCACAGAAACAGTCTCATCAGATTTACGTATGGCTTGATATTCTTTACCGGTCTCGGAAAGGTCGGAAATTCGGGAATCGATGGCCGTTTTAACTTTATCGGCCAAAGCCTCTCTGGTAAAATCGCTCGAATAATCTTTACCAAAGAACTTTTCGGGATTATCTAAAATTGTAGTAATAGTTTTGGGAGAAAGTCCGGTCGCTTGAGATGTTCCAAATTTAGCAACCGTCTTAGCAAAATCACCAATTTTACCACTAACATATTCGCCCGCTTTAATAATTGGAGCTGCCGTTTTGGAAATAGTTTTATCAATCGCACTACCAATTTTAGTATCACCAATCGTTCCTGGTTTAACATCACCTGATTTTTCATCAACAACGTCTGTTCCCGTAGGAGTATCGAGGACTCCTTTAAGCATCAAAAACGCCGGCGCAAGCTGATAAGGGTCTTCAGCCGTGGATTGTAAGGCATCGGTAACTTTTCCCTGAGCCAATTTTTGAACATCAGGGGGGGCAATTGTCTGCCAAGCTGCTTTAGCAAAATCAGGGGTCAAACTAGAAGTGCTCGGAGACTGAGCCAACGGTTTTATTGGAGCTTTGCCGTGAGCTATATCACTAGCCTGAGCTTTAGCTAGGGTCTGTGATGCCTGTTGCGCTGATTGTTGTGCCCCGCTTAAATCTTTTGCATAACCTGCAATAGCTCCTGGAATCTGTCCAATCTTTTGTGCTGTGGTAATCGGGTCTAAAAACTGACCCACACCAACCGCAAATTTACCTAAAGATTTCCCGATATTAGCTCCCTCTTTAGCAACCGTTCCGATAAGTCCTGATTTATTATCTGCTCCCATACTATATGCAGGTTGGTCTAGTTTAGCCAAACCAGTTTGCCCCAAAACAGCACTCACTACTCCCTGAGATATATCGTGGTTTCCTATTACCTGACTCTGATATTGCGGATATTTAGCCAAAATATGCTGAGCCAAAACCGCACTATTTTGGTCTTGATAAGCAGGATATTTCTGCTTAATTGTATCTCCGAATTGTTGATAGGTCATCTTAGGCTGTGTCTGTTGTGCAGGAACTCCGGCAGGAGTAGCGGGAGGAGGAGACGCTGGGGTCACGGTAGGAGTCGGCGGCGTTGCAGCCGCTTGTCTTCCTAAAACAGAAGGAGCAAAAGAATTTCCAAAAATAGGTTGGGGCATATTAAAGTCCTAGATTTAATGGGTCATTAGGATTAGTTGGAGTAGTAGCAGGAGTTGTAGTAGGAGTAGCTGCACCTGAAGGTCCACTCGTTCCCCCAGGGACTTGTGCACCAAGTCCACCACTAATACCCAATAATGTTTGCGTTTCACCATTAATAGCTTGTGTGGCATTTTGGGAAGAAAGCTGAATAGTATCACCAATCGCTTTATACTGCTCACTGGAAAGTCCAATCGGAATAGCATCCGCAGCTTGAGCGGCAAAGAACTGTCCACCACGAGAACCGGCCAAACCAGATTGCATAGCCGAGTAGTCAGACCGCATAGTATTTATAAGTTCGATATAGGAGGCAGCTGGACCGGAACCAAATTTACTTTCAATCGTCGCTGCTGAAGACTGTAAGTCAGCTTCAGTAATATCTATCCCTTCAGCTTTTACTTGGTCAGCCAAGGTCATTAAACGGGGAATATTTAAAGTCATAGCTTGAGACACCGATTCCACCCTAGCAAGCCGTTCAACAGTCTGGGTAGCTGCTGTCTCATTAGACTTATAAAGAGCCTGAAGTTGTGGGAAAGTCTGTCCAGCAGCCGCCGCAATCGCTCCAGCCTTATTCTGAATAGCATCTCTAGCTGCCCTAGTCTGAGTAGCATTACCCAAACCTAACGCTGGAGTCTTGCCGGTAAAGGCATACTCAATAGCATTTTCATAAATAGAATTAGCGGAAAGTCCGGTAGTTGGGTCAATAACATTACTCTTGGGGTCTTTAGGGTCCGGCGGAGCGGCATCTATCGGAGTAGCTCCTGTCTGGAGATAATTTCCTACCAAGGTTTGGAGAGCTTGCATCCCCGTATCTTGGTCTGCGAATTTGGCATAAGTAATTCCATTAGAATCAGTATAGCCATTAGCAGTAGTCGGTAAACCATACATTTCTGCCGTAGCTTGTTCAATCGCTCCTGGATTATTGGTTGCCGCTAAAAGTGCAGGAGAAATATTTTCTCCATTGGCAATCCCCTGGGCAATCTGGGGGATATATCCCATAAGTTGGTCGGGCGGAGAATCTAAAGTAACTCCCGTTCCTTGGAGTTGTTGTAAAATAGCCCCTGTATAGCCATCCCCAGGCGTTGTAGAAGCATTGCCTTGTGTATAGTAACCAAGCAACGAACCGAGTGAAGTAATACCCGTGCTCCCTGCCGCTGGGGGGATGTAAGCTCCGTAAGGTGCGGCAATCTGGTCAAGCATCGGTCCTAACTGTTGAGCATATTGCGGATAAAGGGCTTGCATAATAGTTGAGGGCTTTTGTCCGTTGGCTTTAGCATAATTTAAAACATTAGTAACCGCATCATTTTTATCTGTCTCCGCTTGCTGAACTGCCGTGTTATATCCGGTCGTAAGAGTTGAAATACTTTGGTCAAGAGTATTAGTGCGTCCGGCAATCTGGTCGTTTAAAAGTCGCAAGTTAAAATCAATGGCATTGCGGTCTCCACTATTTAAAACAGAAGCCAGAGAAGGGTCCATTGTAGCTTTTTGGGCATCAGTTAAAGGCACTCCGTAAAGCTGTTGGAGTATTAAGTTTTTTTGGTCAACCAGTCCGTTATTATTGGTAATCTGTCCCTGCATAATTCCCATTGCCTGGGATAAAGCGAAAGGATTAGACTGGCTTACACCCATTCCACCCATTCCAGAAGAAGCTCCCGCTCCCGCCCCAGAGGTAGCCCCAGGAGTTGCTCCAAGAGCACTGCCTTGACCTGCGCCTTGAGGTTGAGTAGTTTGCCCTGCCGGCGGATTTGCATTAGGGTCTGTTGCGTTTGGGTCTGTCGCTTGAGGAGCGTCTGGACCAAAAGGCGCAACGGGGCCTGTCGCTCCGCTAGAGCCATCATCGGTTATTGTCTGTCCGTATTGATTTAAAAATTGCTGTGGAAGTGCCATTATTTTGTTCCTCCCGTATTTAATACTCCCGTAGACGAAACGGAAGGTAATATCCCAAGTGCTTGTCCTTGAGTTTGCTCTGCATTATATTGTGCCTGATTTTGCGTCCCTATAATTCCACCGGTTGGGTTATAAGTCACTTGTCCGGTCAAAGGTCCCCCTGCGGTAATGGTAGACGACCCGCCAGTGCCAGGGAACGCTGAACCATACTGAGATTCATAATTTGAACCTAAGGTTTGAATTTGCTGCTGAAGTTGTGAACGAGTGCTTTGAATGACATCAGCTTGTTGAGCTTGAAGTTGGTTTTGAGCTTGTTTATTAAATCCGCTAATAATTCCGCCAGCTCCCTGTATTTGCTGTTGTAGGGCTTGCTGTTGTTGGGTTTGAGTAGCGGCAAGTGCAGCCTGTCCGGTCTGTTGATTATTAGTAATCTGTTGTAAACTAAAAGCTAAATCTTTAGCGGCTAGTGCTGCCGCATCGCCATAAGTGGCTTTAATATTCGGGTCAGTGGACATTATTTGCATCGCTTTGTCTATACTCCCTTGGTCAATCGTTCCGCTTCCGCCAGAAGTATACTGTCCTTGTTGGAAATTCCACATTGATTCAACAAAGGCTTTGTCTCCTGGAGTAAGCGTCCCCATTAGCGCAGACATCCCAGGCACATCCCAAATTGACCCAGTAGTGCCTTTTGGAGTGGGAACCGCAGCACTTTGCACATTACTAAAATCAGGTTGCCCGCCGGCGGCAATGTATTGGTCGTAACTTAAAGCATTGCCTTGGGCATCATAAACTTGCGGACTGTTTATGTCCGGTTTGTAAAATACTGGCATTTGTAAACCTTGCGTTGTGTCAGCCATAAAATTTTAAATTAAAGTCCAATTAGTTGTTCCCGTGCAACGAGCCATTTGACCAGTTGCTGATGCCCATAAACAAACATCTCCAACATTTCCGCTTAAAACTAAATTAGGAGTAGTTCCATCCGATGTATAAAGATATATGCTATGAGCTCCCGCAGATTGAAGATTCAATAATTTTAAAAAATGCGATGAAATAACAGCATTGCTTCCTATCTCTAACGGAGAATCAAAATTAGACGCATTACTATTTATAATTTCAACTAAATTATTTGTTCCTGTTCCGTTATTTGTAACACTAAGTCCTACACCGGAACCCTCAGCTGCTATGTCCAAACCATCAGAAGAATTTTTAACATCGATACTTAAAGCGGCATCTTCCTGTAAAGAACTATCAGTAATTGAAACTAAAGGAATCGGAGTGTTGCGGTCAGCCGCTCCGCTAATTTGTAAAGCAACAGGTTCGGCATCTCCAATGAACCAAATCAAATCTCCATTAGGACCAAAAATTTCTATTCCCGCACTTCCCGCAGTAGTCGCCGGAGAAGTATCAATCGTTCCTATATTAACATAGCCACCATCTTTAGCTAAAAATTTAATGTTTTCCGAAGTCTGACGGGCAACTTTTAACGCACCAGGATTAGTTGGAGTGTTAGCTGGCTGGTAAACAATTCCAGGATTAGAAGAAGGCGACTGGTTCATCGCCGGCCCCGTTTGGGAAATTCCAACTGAATTGTAATTACCTGTGTCCATACTATTGATTCTTGTTAATAATCCCTAAATCTGTAACTTTTGGCAAATGATAACCTTCTAAAATCGGCCGTGAGTTCAAAGCTTCTCCCTGCCACCGAAAAGTAAAAAATTCAGCTTCAAAATCTATGTCTGTTCCAACATTTACCCGATTATTAAGCGTCATATTTGAACTATTAAAATCACCATCATTTTCTTTAACCGAGAACATCCCATCAGTGCCATTTTTTGTAAACACCACAATTTCATCGCTAATATCTTTAGTATGAGCTCGATTGCCAAATTCCTGCTCTTGAGTTTCTAGACTATAGGGGATAGCTCCACTGTCATCGGAGATAGTTTCATTATTTACCCAAGCTAAATATCCATTATACTGAATTGTCAAAAGTCCTGGCAAAATTTCATTATTTATTGTATTACCAAAATTCGGTTCTGGACCAAAGATACTGGTTTGAGCAAGCTGCTGGTTATAAGTAAAAACCTGCCAATTTTGGTCACGAGGGGAAAATTTTAATACTACATTATTATAAGTTCTCTTATCTTCCGGTCCATACTTTAAGGTTACGCTTCCTATGGAAAAGTAAACATTAAACTCATCCGCCCAAGCATAAACTTCAGTTGGGACTTGGATTGCATCTACAAAATCTTGGACTCCAATTCTTGAAATTTGCTGGGGGAAAGTGCTGTCGGTAGAATAGATACCTTTACCAGAGTAAAAATAAACTAATCCCTGGCAAGAAGTTATCGTCTCCTGGCCGACTGCTCCAACATTATATACATTTTCGGCATCGACAGTTTTGGAGATGGAATTCAACCGATACATCCCATTAGTCGTAAATACCAAGGTCAAAGTAGACGAATTAGCCCACCCCGTAATCGGACCGGAACTGGAATCAATATCCAAAAAATCTCCGGCTGTTGGGTCAGTATTCCAAGTTATAAATACTCCTCCTGGAGCAGTTGGGTCAACTAAACTGGAAAAATAAATTCGATTAGGATAAACCGAATATCCCGAAGCCAATAATCTGCCTTGGGAAAAAAGTAATAAGGAAGGAATAACACTGTTGGCGGTAATAGAATTAAGCACTCCCCAAGTATTGCCATAATCGGACGAATCGTGCATCACTTGAGCTCCATTTGCTTCAAAAACCGAACCATTTACATAGGCAAACCGGACAAAGGCATTGTTGGAAAGATTGTTTAATGTGGAAACTTGCCAAGAGCCAGCCCAACCTGTGGTATACTGCCACCAATAAATTACTCCAACATTTACATTAGGTTGGGCAAAAGCTACAACATTCCTTCCAACATTTGCTCCTAAAAAAGAGAAATTACCAAGAGGTTTTGAACTATAAGGAGAACTGTTATTAACTGCGTTCATCGTAAAATATAAAGTGCCCGCTGCTCCTGACCAAGTAGAACCGGAATTGGTAGATTCCTGTACAGAAGTCCCCGCAACAGTAGTGGTATTGTCAAAAGTAACCAAAATATAATTGTTTACTACGTCACCTAACGGATAAGACAAGACTAAAGCTACTTGACTTGCATTAATAAACGCATTTCCTTGTGTATAAAAAGGAACTACATTAAATGTAGGTGCGGCGGATAATTGTGCTACATCAAAAGTTATAGGAGGAAGTAAATCAACTCCATTCGGCACTCCGCCGCTAACTCCCTGAATTTTAAGCGTAGCAAATCCTACTGGTATTCCAACCCTAGAAAGTTTTAACCAAAAAGATGTAAGAGTAAAAGGATTGGATAAAGAAAAGATTTGCGCTATTTGGTTAGTCCCATAGATAGGAACAAAGTTGGTTGTCGCAGGTTGATAGCCGACAGGAATAACGGTATTAGCGGCTATTTGGACAAACTGTTTTTTACTTTTACGAACTATTCCCGACCCAATAACTTCGGAAAAATCTACATTAATTGAATTAGCAACCGAATTTATAGCACTTGTTAAAGAGTGGGAAGAATAATTGGGCATCAGAGCAGTCGCAACGGCGGATTTTGCAATGCGGCCGGCGGAAAAGTCACGTTGGGTAATTGGGTCAAGAAGCTGTGCCATTATGGTAAAAATTTATGATAACGCTGATAACTTGGTTCGTAATGTTTGTTATACCAACCCTTATCCCAAAGAGTCGCTAACTGCTCGAAGTAAGCTTGATACTGATACTTAACTCTGTCCATTGACCAATTCTTAATGGCAAATTCTCGAATCTTTGTACGGTCTAGCTTATCGACATTTTCCATCGCCCAAAGAATCTCTGCCATTGTGCGGGTTCTATATCCATTCATTCCATCAATTACGTTCTCGGTAAAACATCCCCAGTCTGTCGTTATTACAGGAGTTCCACAAAGATTGGCTTCTGCTTGCACTCCCTCAAACGGACCTATGTATTGTGTCAGCACGAATACTGCTTTAGCTTTACTCATCAAGTCAAATCTTTGCTTTGCATCCACCACTCCCATATATTCAATATGTTTGCCTGAAACTTCAAACTCTTTTGACTTGTAGACCCCATCTTTAACTTCAGTAAATCCCTGACCGGCCATTTTAAGTTTTTTACCAGCTACCCCTGTCGCTTCAACTGCTATATGTGCCCCTTTACGAGTTATCATCCGACCAATATACAAAAAGTAATCTTCCGGCACGACATCTTTAGGGTCTGGAAAATCTAATGGGTCAAAGTAATTTGGAATCACGCAATCGTAAGATTGACCGTTTTCGATTTTCTGAAGTCCGTAAACGTGGTTCATCCAGGCGTAACTCTCAAATACTCTAAATGGAGCGTAAATTCCTTTATACCCCACTCCAAATTCCATACAAAGGTATTCGGGAAGACCCTGGACTATCGGGGCCTGACAGCTTCCACCAATTAAGCAAACAAAATCTTTTGGCTGTCCACGCTTTTTAATCTCTGCTATTGCATTATTGTTCATCGTTTTCCAGTAGGGAAGATTCTCGTCCCATTCAATCGGAAACATATCTTTATGCCAATCCGTGGCTCCAAAATATTTCTCTTGGTCTGCTTTACTAATGCAACTTATAAACTCGTCACACGGAGCATCAGTCTTTTCGCCGCCAGCGTAAAGGTAAACTGTATGTCCGAGGGATTTCATCATTTTACAAAAGTTCAAAGTCTTTTGGGTGTAAGCACACGGAAGAAACTCCTTAGTTACTTCCGTATGAGGAAGATTTACGATGTGAAATCTAAATTGTTGCATTAGTTTACTACTCCTGAAATCTTGGCGATATTAGCATTAGTTACACCAGAGATTTTACTAATTGAAGCTATTGGGATACCTGAAACCTTAAGAACTGAAGTAGTAGACCAAGTCCCGTTATAAAGATTGGAAATTTCGGTAGCGGTAAGAATGCGATTAAAGAAAGCACAATCATCTATAACGCCTGGAAAGGACACAGTAGTCCCCGTATTAGGGGAGTGGCCTAATGTAACACCAAGATTTGAAACCCCATTTCCGTCACTAAGCGTTAAAGTGCTAGTGCCTATGGATATCCCATTAACAAACACTTGAATAGCAGTTCCATTTTTATTTACCGTTACCAGATACCAAGTTCCAACAGTAAAGGTTTGGGAAAACGTATTAGTGGTTCCGATTGACCCGTTATAATCCGAAACTCCAAATGTTTTTGTACCCGAAGAATCAATGTATCGCCATTCTTGAAGTTTTGCACCGCTAGATTGAATGCTAACAATATCTTGCTGACTATTGCTTGGTGCAGTAGTTACCTTTATCCACAAAGTAAAAGAATAAACTCCCGCGTTGCTTGTCGTTAGCGGAACGCTAGTATTAGCAAGACTTTGAGTGTTGCCGGTAAAAGCCGCCGCATTATTAAACTCACCAGCTACAAAAGTTACAGAGTTATTGTTAGTAAGAGTGTAACTCCCTTTACTATCAGCGGTATTTTCCAAACGATAATACGCAACGAGGTTAGCGTCGGAGTAGAGAGGGGTTGAGTAAAGTTCTATAGCGGCCATAAAATTACGTATGTTCCACCTGCACTAAGCAGGGATTAAAATATACAGTATGAGTATTTCCCAAGCACCAGCCGAGAATTTGAATTACATTATTAGTTCCCGACGGTGCGGTTGCGGTTAGGGTATTCCCAGTAGTTCCAGTAGTCGAAAGATAATAAAATGCTCCGGCGGTTAAGGTAATTGTGGAAGTATCTTGGATAGTTCCGTGGACCAAGAAGGTTGTCGTTCCTCCAGCTCCAGTTGCGCCAGCGGCCATCACTAAACCCGAAGCATCAGCAATGGCATCTGCTTTTGCTATTACCGCATTACCGCTTGAATTGATATAACACACGTCACCTATCCCTACGGCCGCATTAGCGGTTAAAGAAGCTGTTAAACCAGTATAAGCTAAGTTAGATGGAGCAAAATTAAGAGAAGACGGACCGGTAGCACCGGTTGGTCCAGTCGTGCCAAGTGCCCCTGTTGGGCCAGTAGTTCCTTGGGCTCCAGTTGGTCCGGTAGTCCCCTGTATACCTGTTGAACCAGTAGGACCAGTTGAACCGGTATTACCTTGCCCGCCAGCAGAGCCAGCGGGACCAGTTGGACCTGTTGAACCAGAAAGCCCTTGAATTCCAGTTGCCCCAGTAGGGCCAGTCGAACCAGAGAGTCCTTGTATTCCAGTTGCACCTGTTGGACCAGTTGAACCTGTATTTCCAGCTCCGCCAGCAGAACCTCCTGCTCCGGTAGGACCAGTGGCTCCTGTATTTCCCATTCCGGCTCCAGTTGGCCCAATCGGGCCACTTGGACCTGTGGCTCCAGTTACGCCAGCTCCTGTCGCTCCCGTAGCTCCCGTAGCTCCATTTGGACCAGATGACCCTGTATTTCCAGCTCCCGTAGCCCCAGTCGCTCCGTTTGCTCCTGTCGGACCAGTTGCTCCTGTATTACCTGCACCAGTAAACCCAGTAATACCAGTTGCCCCAGTAGCTCCTGTTGCTCCCGTAAAACTAGCTCCAGTTGCCCCAGTATTTCCTTGTGGACCAGAGGAACCAGTATTTCCTTGCGACCCAGTTGCACCAGTATTTCCTGCGCCGGTCGCACCGGTATTTCCTTGTGAACCAGTAGCTCCGGTCGCACCATTAGCCCCTGTCGCACCAGTCGTGCCGACTCCGGTTGCTCCCGTAGCACCATTAGCCCCAGTCGGTCCGCTAGGACCGGTTGCTCCGGTCACCCCAGCTCCTGTATTACCAAGAGAGCCGGTTGCTCCGGTATTTCCTTGAGGGCCGCTTGGTCCCGTGTTTCCAGCAGGACCTGCAACTTCAAAAGGAACAAACCTACGTTCTAGTATTCGTTTTGATTTACTAAAAGGCATTGTAGTAAAAATTAACTATAAATATTTCCATAAAAATTGTCGCCAATATCAGGATTAAGTATGAAATTACGATTGATGGATTCTTTTTGCTTCATCTTTTCTCTCCGCAAAATATAGTTGCTATAAATTGCTTTTGAAGCGTCCGTTTCCTCACCATTGTTTAATTTAAGTAAAAATTTCCAAGCCAAATAATACTGGACCACAGTCGGGTCAGGTAATACAATTTGGTCTGAATCTGACGTAATCTGGGTTAAGGCTTTGTAATAATCCAAATAATAATTCCGGTTGTTATAACTTGAACTTATCGCCGGCCAGTGATAAATATAGCCGCCCCAAATAGTCCAGTAGGTTGGAAGACCTAGTGAAGCGAACTGGAAAACATCTTGGCCTAAAGCGTAATTGTTAATTAAAGCACTCCCTAAAGTCAGAACTCCTGTCGAACGAGTATTGACAGTCCAAGTATATTGGTCTGCGCCAACTTGGATTGTTCCTGTATCGTCAAAATCCGTGCTGTTAGCTAAGGTTAGACTAGTCTGCCCGATAGTCGCCGCTACCGTAAGCGTCGAGTAAGCAATACCCGCAATTAAATCATCCCATTCTTCCTTATCAACCCAAACCATATCAAGTTCCTTGCCAATACGGAAATTGTAAAGAGACTTATAAGTATTTTGGTCATCGCAGTCAGCTGGTACTGGAATCTTCCAGTTTCCTGTATAAGCCGTGCCAACAATCGTATTAAACGCTTGCATAAAACTCCAGCGTTTAAATTCACGCAAAACTTCCATTTGGCAGGAATCAATATTTTGGAAAGCGTATTCGTCAGTTAAAACACTTGAAGTCTGTTTGTTAATCATTCCTAAAGCGGAATCAATAAGACTTCGGGCTGACTGCATTGTGTAAGCCGTAACTGGAGACGGCTCGGAATAAGGGGAAAAAGTCGAGGCAATAGAATTATTCCAACGAGCAAAATAGAATCCCACACTTGCGGCCACGTCATTATACTCAAAATACGGCTGATTAGCCGGAATTAAAGAAGCGGGAGTAGCTGTGGCCGCAAGTAAAACAGTCTTGGAGCCGCCAGTTGTAGTGGCGGTAGAAATTTCAACCCTATCAAAGTAAAGCGTAGTAACCGGTGTAGATGCGCTATGCGCAAAAACAGTATTAGCAGCTAAAGTAATAGTATTACCACTTGGCGCAGTAGAGGCGTGTGTTTTAATAATTTCCGAATTTTGATTACCAGGGTCTCCAATAAGAAGAATCTGGTTAATTGCAAAATTGGAAATATTTTGGACGGTTAAAGAACCGGCACCTGCTGTAACATCAGCGGAAAGGTAGGTTTGGGCGGTTGGGTCAATCAACTGGTTCTCTATTGGAACTCGTATCGGCTGATTCTGCCGGCCATAACGCATTAAAATTTGAGGTCGAATTTGTGACATTTATTTTACTTTAATTCGTCTATCTGGCTTACCACTTTTGGTAAGTTTAGGGCTTACACCTGTCGATAAAGTAACCGCTTCTCCCTCACCAGAGGCTTGTGCCATTCCCAATTCGGAAACTGGCAAAGTAACAGTCGGTTCATTCGCCGGCGGAATTTCAGGAGGAGATTCTGTCAAAGGAGTCTCAATCGGAGGGAGGTCTGCCTGTCCCCGAATTTTTGCTTCTCTCTGCTTCATAATCTCCTGCCATTTAGCTTCCTCTTGAGGAGACTGAATATCAGGCACGTCCTTGCGATAAATCGGACGCTGAGGAGGCAGGGTGGTCAATTTAATATTAACCACTTCCTGAAGCAAACTCTGTTGTTCTGGGGTATCAACATCAACACCACGTAAAGCGACAAGCGGCATTTCCATCAACTTTTCCCTAGAATAAAATTCAGTATTTTTCATTGGAATTTATTTAATTATTAACCTGCGCACTGTAAAACAGCACTGTAAGCACCGTCAGTAGTTACGGCGCAAAATACTCTAATCATCCGGAAATAATCCCCTAAAGGGAAAAAATATATTGCCGAAGTATTTGTGCTAAGCGTCGGTGCGGCTGTCCTTAAGTCAGTTTGGGCGTTGGTATTAGCAACGTTAGTAGTTAAACGGTTGTATACCACCCAATTCACTCCATCATTGGAGACTTCTACGCCAAATGCTCCGTTGCCGGAAGAATGACCGGAACAAGTAAACTGGATGGATTTTAGTCCACGTTTGCTTACGTCGAATATAGTTGCCGCAGTATTTGCCACGGAAGCTGTCACGGCGTTTAGCAAAATAACATTATCTGTAAAATTTATAGACATTTTTATAATTTTAATTACTCTCGGCGGTTTTTGAATGGAGCCGCCAAACCATTTGACCTTTAAGAAGCTGCTCTAAATACTGTGTAAGAGATTTGATAATCATTACTAGTATTAGCAGCCGATAATACCAAAGTGATGGTATTTAAAGTCGGAGCAGCACTTACTAAATAAGCTGCTTGAGTTCCTTTTACTGTTATGGTAGCCATAACAATATCAGTGGTAGCAACTCCGGTTACGGTAGTTGCTAAAGAAGCACCACTACCACTCCAAGTAATTGTTCCGGCATATTTTACAACGTGAGATGGGCTAATGCCTGTCGCTAAAGACGCTAACAATACAGAACCATTGGTGATGGTCCCGCCAACCACAAAGGAAGCGGAAGTCGCCGTCCCAGTATTACTATAAAGAGCACCGGTATCAGTAGCAATCAACAAACAACCAACCGCATATCCTGCTACTGCTGACGGAATGTTGGCAGCCGTTGATTTCACCAAAAGAGCATTTCCGGCGTCATCTGTCAAAGCAATTTTCACCGGAGCAGAAGTCGTGGGTGAGAATAAACCTGTTCCTGTCATAAGTTTAAGTTTAATTATTTATCGGGGCGGAAACTCCGCCGCCCCTCGGATGCTTAGTTGAGTTATAAACCCTAAGCAAAGGTTCAAATTTAAGCAGTAGCCGCTGAAGCAATGGTCCATTGCCAGCTTTGGAAGCCTGGCTGGAACATTACGGAACCGGTATAAACTTTCGTTCCGTTGTTGACGATTTTGTCGTCATCGAAACGAGGTCTCCAGCCCCAGACTTGGAAGGCCATATAGGAAGCACGTTCCAAATCGACGATAAACCAGTAATACTGGTAAGCGTCGGGCAGCCAGTTGCTGACTTTGTAATCAATATAACCCAAGCCGTTTGCGAAAACGTTTGAGATTCGATTAGCAGAATCAGGGTTGCCGATAGAGCGCAGAACTTCCTCCGCCCTTTCCTTGTTTTTGCGTCCGACAATTAAGCGGAGCTTCGTGCAAGGAAGTAAGCGGACGCCTTTGTCGTCATAAAACAAGTCCATCGCTTGCAAAGCCGATTTCAAGTTGTCGTAAGACAATGAAACCGTGCCGAGCGTGTTGCTCTGAACCGAGCCATCCAACATAGGATGGGAAGCGGAATACAGAGGTTGGCCATCGCCACCCTGGAAAAATGTTGAGCCGAATCCAAGATAGAAAATCTTGATGCTGTTAAAGTCGACTCTCGCATTTAAGGAGTTAGCGACCCCGCCGACCAGGTTGTTAATTTCTGGCCAGAGGTTGAAACGTAGCATTTCTTCCGAAATGGAAATAGCTTTGGTAAATTTTACCGGAGTAATAGTTACCTGTTTTCCCTGGGCAATGTCCTCACGCTTGTAGGGCTCTTGTTCGCCGGTCATCTGAGCCATACCCAAGCCACTGAAGTTTTCGAACTCGGAGTTCAAAATATCAGCGGTCCAGTCGGTCAAACCGAGCATACCGTATTCCAAGCGGGTGGAAAGCTGTGTTTGCTTTTCATCCCAAATGTGACGGATGCGGGGGTCTGCTAAATCAAATAGCTGTTGTATAGTAGCCATAAAATTTTAACTAGCCTTGAGTAAAATCAGATACCAATACGAACTTAAACAAGCCCTGGCGAAGCCCGCTGCCTGAACCAGAACCGCCCAACTGTTGTGGGTCGACTGCTGTGCAGACAACTTGGCGTGCCGTGCCGGTCATAGCTCCACCGCTGACGTCAACCTGCTGAATTCCAGTCGTGCCGGTAATTTTGTAATACTGGCCGACGGAAGCAAGCGGGTCTAAATCAACGTTCGTGCCCATTAACCATTCGTAAGACTGGTCTGCAACAAAGCAGATAGGCTTAACGAGGGTGACTGTCTGGTTTGACGCACCCATAGTCTGGCTTTTTAAGACCACACCATAGATGTCAGTCGAGGAAGTTGCTACTTCCAAACCGGTAGTCGTAACCGAAACAATGTCGTTGGCAGTGAAAACGGCCGAATTTTGGCCGATAACACGTCCACCGTCAGTATTAGTCGGGTTGTTGGGAGAGGTGGTTTGCTGTGCACCGTAAAGAGTTTGTGATGTAAGTGACATAAGTATCTGTTGGTTGATAAATGTCCAACCTAGACTTTTTGCAGCTTATTCCTAAACGGCTTCTTCCAATTTTTTGTCTTGCTCTGCTTTAACTTTGGCGTAGGTTTCGATAGAACCATACCACCTTACGGCAAGTTTTTCTTCTTCCGCCGTTAATTTAGGGCGAGTTTCTTTTGGAGAGGAATAAGCGGTTGAACCTCGGCTTATGCCAGCTTCGGAGAACGCAGCGTCCCGTCGGACACCTTCGACTCGATTCTGGCGGTCTGCCTCAAGAAGTTCATCTTGAAAAACGGCGGCGTAAGCCTTTCTCAAGTCCAGAAGAACACCTTGTGTGGTGCGCTCGCTGGCAGTTTTAATCTTGTCGTAGACAGATAAAACTTCCTTGAGTTTGTCAGGGTTTTTGGCGAGTGATGGCTTATCAGCCAAGAACTCATCCAAAGAAAACTGACGGATTTCAGCTTTTTCCTTATCGAGCTCATCCTGCACCGGAGAGACGGTCTGATGAATCTTCTTGAGCCAGGCTTGTGCGTCTGGGTCAGCTTCATCTATAACTTTCTCTACGGGGCCGGACGGTCCCGACTGGGATTCTTTTTTAAGCTGTCGTTTTTCCAAGCGTGCTTTTTGCAGGTCGGCAAGGGCGGCTTTTTTATTAGCCTCGATGACGCTTAGGTCTGCTAAAGCTTGCTGTCGACGGACTTCTTCTTCCGTTGGTGCTGCTCCCGTAGCTCCGCTTGCGCCAGAGGCTCCGGCAGGGCCAGTTGCACCAGTCTGCCCATTGATTGCTTTTTCAATGTCGTCCATTTTTACCGATAAGATATTTATGTGCGCTTACCGCTCCGCACGTTACCGATAGGATTAGACTCGCCTACCGCTCCGAGTTTGGTGACATCAGGTTACACACCTGTCAGTAGGGCCGACTGTCTTTTCAGCCCCACAATAGATATATACCCTAGACCGGATTATTAAGCGCAACCATTATCTTCTTGATGTTCCTGTGACTTTTTGCTCCCGTGAATCTGCTTTGCCATCGTATGGTTGGCATAATCAGCAGATTTATCCTTACTCCGATGTGGTTGGTCTTTCATCTTAAAACTTATAGTTTTTGATGCTGTGGATTTAGTGTTCATTATTTTCCCAATCCAAAGACGGCTTTTCGCATAGCATTAAATTTGCGTGCGCCGAATTTACCTTTAGTATTGCCGGCGACTTTCGACTGGTCGCTTCCACGTGGTTTAGTTTTTTTGCCTTTACCGATGGTAGTCCCCATAGATTTACTGCCTCGATTGGCAACTTTCATCGGACCACGGGCTAGAACTTTAATTTTGTGCATAAATTTACGGAATGACTGGGTATGTGCCCAAGAACACATAAAACAAGGCTAGGACACCTACCACAACTTTAATGATTTCATACCAATCCGCTGAAAGCGGATAACCGGTAACTGCAAAGACCGGAGGGATTATTGCAAATATCGCAACCAAAACAACAACGGCGATAAGAACTCTAACCCAAAACGCTTTATTAAACATAATTAACCTTTCTTCTTAGCTTTAATTTTACTTGCGGGCTTCGCCTTTGATAGCGGCACGCTGCTGCGAACCCCTTTTAAACTTTTATCTTTGGCGTGTCTGGTGTAATAAGTCATTAGGATTTTCCTAACGCCATCCTAACCTTGTTGAACTTCTTTTTATTGTCGGCTAGGTTAAATTTTTTCTTCTTTTTAGACTTTCCAGCTTTAGACATAGCGATTGCGACGGCTTGCTTTTGGGGCTTACCGGCGTGCATTTCCCTCCGGATATTTCCGGAGATTACTTTTTTAGATTTGCCTTTTTTAAGCGGCATATTATTTTTTCTTAATTGTTTCGAACATTTGCTTACCCTTTGCTAAAAGCTGTTCAAGAACATCGACCCTGCTCTTATAGTAAATTATCTGTTGTTGGTCTGGGGCGACAGCCATATTCTTAAGCGCAATCTTTACCGAATTTTCTAAATACATTCGATAGCCCTTGTCGGCATACGCCTTCATTAATCCAGACTTCATTTCCTC